ATGCCGGATTGAAACAATGTAACAGGATTTGGTGTATAGATTATAGGATTAACACCACCCTGTAAAGCTGTCAAAGTCACAGTACCACTTGTATAGGCAGTAGTGGTTAATCTAATTGCTCTAACAGGTACAATTTGATTTGATGAAAAATTACTTGTTTTTCCTACAAGCAAATTATGTGTAAATGCTGTAGGAGTAATAGAGGTATTAAAGATATCATCTAATGTAAATTCTACTTGGTATGTTAAGTTTGGTGTATCTGATACCACACAAGCTAAACCAATGTTAAATGGATTTTGTTTATAATCTACAGGTATCCATGCTGTAGACCCTAAAGAACTTAGACTAATTACTTGTGGAGTCATAAATAAACCTTATAAAAAGAAAATGGGATAAGCCTTTTAAACTTATCCCATCTGTGGGTTTTACCAAGTCATCCCTTGTTGTGGGAAGTAGTATGAAATAACAATCTTTACTGGATTGGTTAGCTGTGCCGAAGCCTTAGCGTAATACAATGTATCAGCAGTTTGTAGAGCACCCATTTGAGCACCTACAGCTGTTCCTGCTACTGCAACTTGAGCACCATTACAAGTAGCCGCATTAATTAACTGAGTACCACCAAGGGTAGTACCTACGTTAAGAGTTTGAGCTACGTTAGCACCGCTAGATACAATTAACGCAAGGATAGGGATAGAACCTTTTGGAAGAACAAAAGCAGCGAAACCTGTAGCGTCACCAGCACTTGTAGCCATCTGTACTACTTGATGATAAAATTCCACTGCTGGGGGCGTAGTACGAGTAACACCAGCCGGTCCTAGAATTGGTTGTGGCATAATAATTCCTTTCTAAGAATTAGATTTTCCAATTTTTAAATCTTGTTTAGCTTGTTTTAAACTAAAATAAAAAGCTTCTTGGGTATCATAATCTAAAGTTGTCATATGCCTCCAATGTTTTTTTGTAGTTTCTTGAAAATCAACAGCCATTTTTGCTTGATCTTGTTTTACTCTCATAAAAGGCAGTATCTGTTTTAATACATTAACAGCCCTACGACCATTAACTTGCCATTTTAAAGTATCACTCCAATTTTCAGATTTGTATCTATCTTGTGAAAAGATTGCTCCATCTGGAAATAATTTACCAAGTTCTTTTGTCATATAAGGATCAGTACTTTGTACTGAGATTCTTAAAATATAATTATGACCTCGTTCCCGATCCTTACGTTGTTGTTTCATAATAAATATACTACCTTCACCATCAATGATTCCAGCAGCCCAAGCTAAATCTGCAATTGTATTCATATTTCCTACTCCTATTCAGAAAAATTACTTTAAAAATTAATTGGATGGACTAAGCGCCCTGACTCCCATAAAGCCCTCTCGGGTCTGACCAACCAAATGAGTAACGAGCAGTTGCCTTAAACTTAGCGTTTTCAGTATCAAAGTCATTATCCTGTTCAAACTGATCAGCACGACGTTCAAAGTACTTCATACCATCTGGAACATCAGTCATGATGAACCAGTCATCTGTACCTGTTGAGGCTAGATAATGGTTAACAACAACTTGGTCATAGATGCTTGATTGCTTAAGAACGTTTGGATCATTTAGGTCAGTACCGACACGACCATCTGCACCAAGAATACGCTTAACTTCAAACTGTAGTTGATAAGGAATGATTAGTTTCTTAGGTTTAGCAGCAATTAATAAACCACGATCATCGCGATAGCCAGAAATATCAATAGAGGCTTGCTCAAGAGCAGCTTCACTAATATCAGCATCGGTTGCAATCTTGTTACTGTAAGTACCACCAGCTACGTTAAGGTGGGCAGTTGATAATAGAACAATACCATCACCACCAGTATAACCAGCAGTGAATGCACGGTTATAAACGTTAGCTGCTACAATTTCCTTAGTTTGACGTAGGGAACGTGCAAGAGCTTTAGCTTTTTGTGCACCTACTTTACCATACTGATCATCTTCATAGATTTCACGAGTGATGATAAAGCCAAGGGCATACACTAGATGATTGTAACGGGTTGTGAAACCTTGGCGTTCTGTATCATAAGTAATTGAGCTACCTTCAGGTTTAACAATAGCTAGACCAAGACCAGAAAGACCAACATCTTCTTCATAGGCTTTATCAGATTTGTTTTGTTCAAAAAGGTGAGTCCATTCTACAGGATAGTCATTATAGGCTTTCCCATAAATAGCATTTAATCCAGGCCATCTTTAATGTTCAATAGAGGTTATTATTCTCTATCCGGTTTTCACCAGCTAATATTTTCATATTAGAACAGACTATATCTTCATCCTCATTTCTGAGGAGTTCTCCACTTCCATCCATTTGGATGTACTCCCTATCGGGATAGTCGTTGAACTTTCCTAGAAGCGTGTAACCCTTTGTGTGTTTGTTTTTCATCCAATAAGTATAAAATCTACCTTTAATTTCATAGGTTCTTTTTACTGGATTTAATGTTCTCCAAAGGTTTCCTGCGTTTAGATTATGGTCTCTAATAAACTTATTCCATCCTGTTACCAGATGTACAGTTCCGTCAGGAAATCTGATTATATATTGTTCTTCTTTTCTACATCCCTCTGTGGATAATCCTCCAAAGGTATTATTATATCCATTATGATAACTATCAAATTCAGAAATAAATTCTCTTTCTAAATTAGACAAATCTTTTAAGGTTAATGCAGAACATAATTCTTGCCATTCAAAATTATCCCAACCATATTTATTTATAGCTAGATACAAAGCTTGTTTATTATTCTTTTTTGGATTTCTAGAATTTAACCAATGCTTATGTTTTCTTTCTTCTAAACTTAATCGAGTTAATCCAATGTAGGACTTTCCATTTATATTACAAATACATCTATATATAATCATTATCACACGCCTCCCGGCTTAGCTGCTGATTGCCCAATCCATAAAGTTTTTACACTTAGGTATTTATGGCTCTAAGGGGTTTCCAGCAATTCAAAGAATTTATTTTCCTAACAATTACTTGTTAGTCTCTCTTGGTATTAGTTAAAGAGTTTGGCAAAGGAGCTAGAAGTAATAACACCAGACATAATTTATCTCCTTAAGATTAAACGCCGGCCACACCAACGCTACCATATGACTGGACGTTAATGCGTACTAGAACTTTACTGTTGGTCCCAATTTCATTATCGGGACGGTTCACGATACCAAGAATCTGTAGTGGTCGTGTTGAGGTTGTATCAGGTGCTGTAGTTGAATAAACATACATAGGTGAAGCACCGGTTAACAGTGGGTTGGTATGTGCTGAAGCACCTACACCTACGTTAAGACCAATAGAGGTTGCTGCAACTGAGGCATCAGCTTCTGCTTCATAAACAACATCAGTATTATCACAAACAAGTACAAATTGCTTAGTTGATGCTGGACGATATACAGGAGTATCTAGAGAGATAGAACCTGAAGATAAAGCACCAGCAACTGGATCAAATTTACTATTCACGATACCAACAACGGCACCAAGAATAGGACCAGCAGCGATCTGTGCAGAGGCACCTACAACTGCTTCAACAGCAGGATAAAGTGAAGTAGCAGCTTGATCAGAAAGTTTTACAAGATCACCAACAAAGACAGGAACTGCTTCAGTTGATGGAACCTCATATAAATTGGCTTGACCATTATATGGTGAGCCATTTAAATGTTTTACGGGCTTGAACCCGTTAATTCGAGACGTATTAGCCATAGAATCTCCATTAAATTAAAAAGACTAAGAGATTTGTAGTTTTCCATAATCCAAATCCTTAGTGGCTTGTTGCTTCATGGCCTGGTCCTGTTCATCTAAAGCAGCATTTTTCTTTGCTTGATCTTCATCAAAGTATTCTTTAGGAATACGCATTAGAACAGAAGTTGTACCTTGATCCCCAACTACACGGCGGGGGGAGCCAAGATCAGACGCATCTGAAACACGAGAATCACCAACGGTTAAATCACCGTCAGTCACGATTTCATAACCAGCTTGCTGGTAATTATAAACACGAGAACCAACGTCATTAACAAAACGATAATGAAAGTTAGGGTCTTTTTCACCTGTAATGTTTAGAGGGCCACGTGCTGATAAGGGTTTACGAACTACTCGTTTTTGGGGTGTGCTTCTTGCTGTCATCTTAGACTCCTTTTGTCTTTCGTAATTCAGAAAGATACTCTTCTTTAGTCATAATACCTTGACGAATGAATGTATTCATTACTCGTTTTTCATCTTCTGTTAATTGGAATGATGAGGCACTACGTGCATTTTGTGTATCTGAAGTTCCTACTGTACCTGGATTATCTCGATTAGGATTTTTAAATTTATGAGGAAACCTAGCTTTCACTTGTACAGAAACATATTTTAACACTTCTTCTGGATTTGTATCAGGATGTACTTTAGCATATCCTGTCCCAATCGCATCTGCAAACTGACGCATCTCGTCGTCTTTTTGATACCAGACATTCTGATTAACCCACTGTACAAATCGTGGATCAATAGAAGGTTGTTCTTGTTGTGGAACTTGTTCCTTAAGAACTTCCCTGGCTTTTTGTTCTGCCTTAAGATCAGTAAGTAGTTCAGTAGTTTCTAGATAACCATCTGAATTACCTTCCTCAAGATGTTTCTTCTGAAGTGTTTTTAGTTCTTGTAAAGCTTTGTTGTATTCAACTTCACGTACTTTTGAGTGATGCTCTTGAAGCATCTGTAACGCTTTTTTAGTTTCCTTAAGTTCTCTACCTAATGTATCAATCTTTCCAAACAACTCTCCACGATCAATAAATTCTTTAGCCGGGCGCCATTGACTAGGATCACCTTGGAACTCTTCCTTTGATTTCCATCCCTGCTCTTTTGCTTGTTGTTCATATGGATCTACTTGAACTTCTGTCTTTTTTACAACTTCTTCAGTTCCTACAACTGGATTTAACTCACTCATATATATTCCTTATTTTATGATGCATAAAATATCAACATCATTAATAATGATGTATTTTTGTCCATCAGTATCTCTAACTTCTTTACCTGCATACCGAATCATACATACACGATCACCAACTTTAATAGCATCATTCTCACGGCCATAATCTTTAAATGCTGTTGGTCCTACTTGAAGAACTGTACCATATTCTACAGCCTTACGTTCTCGTTCAAGAGTAGGTTCAGGAATCACAATACCACCTGGAGTTACACTTTCTGCTTTATCAGGATCAATTAATAGCTGATGTAGAATTAATTGGATAGCCATTATTAAAACTCCTCCATACGAAATTCTTGCATCTCACGATAAGCGTGTATCATACCAACATAGAATCTATCCTGTGATACATCTATACCAGCACTAGTAGCTAGCATTTCTTTACAATCCTCTGCACGTTCTTTAGCAGCCTGTAAAAATGCTTTTGTTACTTTATTAGATTTCCAATCTTTAAAATCTGCTTGTGTAATTTCAATCATCTAGTTTTTGTCCCCTTTGGAAGTTGTTTCTGTTGTTGTTTGTTCATTTCACCCTGATGCTGCATAGTCTGACTATGTGTTGCAGCCTGTGTTGCTAGATTCATTTGAGTCTGTTGGGCTTGTATTCCCATCTTTTGTTGAGCAGACTGTTGTTCCATCTGCATCTTCATTGCTTGTGTTTTTTGTGCCATCTGTGCATCAAGAATTGCCTGCATCTGTTTAGCTTGTAATTCTTGCTGTACCTGAGCAGCTTTCAGTTGTAATTCTTGTTCTTTTGATGCTTGCTCTAACTGCATTTTGTGTTGTGCTTGTTGCATATCAATTTGAGCTTTCTGTTGATCTACTTGAGCTTTAGCCTTAATAGCTTCCATCTTAGGATCAGGCTGTGGCTGTGGCTGTTTCATCAGTTTCTCAGGATTTGGTATTTCAAAAGCATCTAGATACATAGCAGTAACAGCCATAGGATCAATAGTTCCTAATTGAAGTAACTGCATAACAGCTTGGATCTTAGCTTGTTTCTCTTGGGAAGAAACAGCGGTAGGATCAGCTCCTGGATAAATATCATCTACTGGACCTTGGTAATCTTCTTGTGGAATCTGTAAATCTAAGGCAGCAACATACTCTTCAGGATTACTATATGTTTTATTTAATTTATACAGCTTTTTAAACTCAGAAGCTAAAGCTCTATAAACTCGTTTATAAACAGAAGTAAATACTTTCATACCCTGTTCAATTGTTGCCATTGTAGTAGTAGCTGGTGTATTCTGTCCAGGCATCTTACCAACAAATATTTCTGCTACAGAAGCTAACTCTTTACCAGATTTAAGTAATAGATCTAATAATTTAAACAGAACATCACTAGGTTCACGTACTGGTAATGGGAAGATTTGCTTTTTAATATCATCTCCAGTAGCATTAACAGCTTTCCACTCACCTGGAACAAATCTAGTTTCACCCATTTTTATACGAAGACCACGACCTACAAAACCTGACTGTAGATTAGATAATGAACCTGCATCCACTAATTGATTTATGATTGTGTTTGCTGATTTATTTAAAGGTCCTAGTAAACGACCAAAACCGATATCATAGAAACCACCATCAGGATTAGGAATAAATGAATATTTGGTATAATACTGAACAGGTTCAATCGCAATAACTTTTTGTTTTTCATCTACATTAACATCATCTGCGGTATATCTTGGAACAATCCTAAGTACTTTACGACTATCCTGTTCTACAGTAACAATATAAGGTTCAGAGTATCCGTCATCATCCAAATCTAGAAATGTATGTTGTTCTAAGATTGTGTATGGTGTAGTTTCATCATCACCAGAAAGACTATGTGAAAAGGCTTCAGTTACTGATTGTGTTTGAGTTTTATCTACAGTTGATGGTGTATGTAAATCTATATCTAAATATAGTTTTTGGTTTTGTAATTCTTTAACTTTTCGTTTAGTTTGTGTTAATATCTCGGTAATACGTTCTGCATTATCTAAAGAATTAGCAAAATAATTCACAACAAGAACTTTGGGAAAAACTAATTTAGAACAGTTCTTTTGTTTATTGGAATCCCAATAGGTTTTCTTAAAACAAGTACCAGCAATAGGTAAACAGATAAGTAGTCTATCCATATCTTCTTCCCAATCATCCATCTCAGACAGAAGTTGATAAGACATATGTTTAGAAATACGTTCTGCCCTTTGTGCTTTTTCTCCTGTAGGATCATACCCATTGATACGACATTTTACAATAGTTCCATTACTAGGAATTAATGTTGGATATGCTCTAGCAGCAAACTGCATAGCAGCAGTAGACAACATAGGATATTTAATGTTAGCAGCATTAGGCCAGGGGTAAGTTTTTTCTCCTGAAATTTGTAATGCTAATTCTGTCCATGTTTTTAAATCTTCTTCCCAAGGTTTTCTTGAAGCTAAATCATCTTCAAAACCTTGTACAGCTTTGTTACCAATAGATATAAGATCTTGTTCGTCTAACAGAGTGGCTAGATTATTTTTCTCATCTAATATCGTTTGAATTTTTAATTTTTTAATAACCTGTGTACTCATCTCGTCCCTTATCGTTATATCCTGCTTCTTCATATTCCTGTTCGTACTGTTCCTGTTCTAACTCCTCTTTTGTTAAACCTTCTGACATAAGATCAATTAAAATCCCTTGATATGCTAGAGCATCAACGACATCATCATGTCTAGCTCTTGGGAAGGTTAAACACTCATTTTCAAAATCAGGCCACCATTCCGCTACCTTATCAAACTTAACCATAGAAGCTCTCATACGTGCCTGAATAGATCTAGCTCGTTGGATTTTATCCTGTCTATGTGGTTTTAACATAACAAGATTTAGATATACACCCTCCTCTTGCATTGTTTTTCTTAAATAAGGACCAATAGCTTTAGATATTTGAGTATCTTCAATACCAACAGCGACAGGATTATAGATCTTTTGTAAAGTTAAAAGCGTTGCAACAATCTCATTACCAGGTAGTCGCTCCCGAATACAATTAACAATGTGTAATTGGCCATTAGAATCCATACCACCAATAACAATAGCTGTATAATCAGCTCTTTCTTTTTCGGAAATTGCCAAGTCGGCAGTGATATAAAAGGTTTTGTTTTTCTTTCTATCATCTTCAGTCATTGATAGAAAATCACCACGTTTAAAATATCGTATGGAATCATCAACAGGATTACATAGATACTCACAAGAGTAAACTTCTGGAATACCCCTTTCCAAAAATTCTTGTTTAAGCTCTATGAACATCTGTTTAGTGTTACGTTCTGGCCATAGTAATTTTGATATTGTAGGATCGTGTGCTCTATATTTAACAGACCTCCACATACCAACCTTACGTTTGGACCATACCTTTAAATCTTCTACAATTGTGGTTTTAGCAGATTCATGAGGCATCAGAGAATCAAGAGGATCATCTAGGTTCATAGGCGTCCCTACAAATCTGACAATACCGTTACGTGATCTTAGTGGAATTAATGATCCATAGAACCAACGTTTTAGTTTTTCTCTTCTGTCTTTATTAGCTACTAATTCTTCATTTAGAAGATCATCAATAATAATTAAATCTGGTCTCTGACCATCCCAAAGCATCCCTCTGAGTCTTTGTTCTGCCCCTTTAGCAACAATTCTGAATTTAGTCATATCCTGAAAGTGCAGGATAATGTCTGTTTCTGTTTCTTTCTCGAAAACTACACCCTTTTCATTTATTTTTAATCCGAAAAGATTGTGGATTTCTTTAGAATCACAGAGAATTTGTTTAATTTGTCCTATAAATAGAGCTGCTTGAGATTCAGTATCAGCTACAATAACCACATACTTACGTTCTCTAAATAATAATACAGCCAGTGAATAAACAATTGTGATAATTGTTGATTTTGCGTGCTTACTGTTTGCTCCTATTACTAAGAGTGTCGGACTATACCTTCATTAATCCTTGGCATTTAAAGTAGAGATTTGATCTTTAAGCATGGCACGAAATATTTGTAATTCAGGAGTAGTTCTCTGTCCATGATTTCCCATAGTATTTTGTAATTCTATTCCTAATTCAGCAACTTTATTCTTATTTCTTAAATAAGGCATCATTCTTATAAGAGCCTCAGCAGCAGATCGTGTACCCATCTGCCAGGAATGTCGTTGCTTTCTATTTCCTATAACTTTATCAATGTTTTGTTTTCTGATAGTCCCTCCTAAAATACGTTGCATTTCTAGAAGAGGTTCTATTGCTACATGATTTATTCCAATACGTAGATAATACCCCGCATATCTTTTTCCACTAACTAAAGAGTTTCTACTTTGTATTGTTACAAATCCTTCACCATCAAAAAAACCAGAACACCATGCTACATCATGAGTATGACTCATATATATCTCCTTTAAATTTGGATTAAGCCCCCCGTCTAGTCTCTACACAGTCCCAGAACAATCTGGTTTCGCTCGGGGTTGTCCTATAAGGAGTTCTCCGAATTTGAGGGGTGAAACGCGGCCACTTTATATTTGTAATGCGCCCAATAACATTAACCGCGAGGCGCCTCGATAGCAACAAATCTATCATCAGAACAACATAATTCCCATAACTCACGATGAAAATTAGCAAACGCTGAAGCATCATCAAAGAATGGGGTTAAACAGGAGGAAGCAAAACCTTCAATAATCTCAGTAGTTAGTTTGGGCCATTTAGGTCTAACAGCGTTCACGTTTACTACGTTCTGACTTCATAGCACCCTTAGCAGTACGACTAAAAGATCTATTCTGTCCTGGATTTTGTACAAATAAATTAGACAGAGTTGATTTACCCCCTCTACTTATAGCCTTCTTATGTCCTACATCCCCGGAAATGGATGTGACTTTAACACCCTTTTTTTTCGCCACTAAAGCCCTAGCTTTGTTGCGAGCCACACGTGCTTTGTTTCGTTCAGGGTGTTTTTTCTCATATAAAGCTTCCTCTTTTTTATAATCACGCCGGCCATTAGTCATGTATGGAATGGTAGTTCCCCTTGTGCAGATTGTCTACTTTTGGTATCACCGCAAAATTATTATAAACATGCAATCCACAAACAGTTTTACCTTTTAAGGGAATAATATGATCTACATGCCACTCAAAGCCTGTTAGTTTATTACGAAGTTTGCGTAATTCATGAGCTTCTTTATAAACAAAATTTGTTAGTTCCTTATCCCAATCTACCCGTGCTTGTTTAGCTCTAGAACATCTACGATTAGATTTATCTCTACGCCATTGTGCACGAGATTCTTCGGTATGATTCATATTTCGAGTAATTGGTCCATTCTTTCTAACATAATAGTTTTGTATTAGTTTAGCCCATTTCTCTGGATTATTTTTTATCCATTTATAATGTATAACGCTTTCGCAATCTTTACAGGTTGTTTGTAGATAATATTTCTGATTTTGGCTGCTCCACTTTAGTCTCGTCTGTTTTTCTATCTCTCCACAGACTTTGCATGGGTCAACTCGTATCATATATGGCATTATTTTAAGAACCTTAATTTATATATAGTTTTTAAATAGAGAGCAACAATCTCATCTAGGATATTTTGTAGTGCTGTAACAGAACCACTTAAGGATTTATAATTTTTATCTATCCACTGGATGTCACTCTCAAGATGTTTTATAATAGGTTTACATGTACAGTCAAAATCAATAGAATCTATTTTACCAAAGTTACCTTGATGTACCTCAACAAAATTATCTAATAGATCTATAACATCAGTGTAGAAATCACCTAGAGCTTCATGTTCAGCATAAGAACCTGTAAGCCAGTGTTGTTGATGAGCACAATTTCTGGTACAGAAAATCTTTGTTATTAATTCTTCAATCATTTTTTATTCCCCATGAACCATCAGGTAATTGTATCACATTCTCACCTTCGATACAGTCTTTAACTAAATCTTTGACAGAATCCTCATTTATTTTACCCTTAACAAACTTAGTGAATTGTTCAGCTAAGTTAGCTAGTTGAGCTGCTGTTGATTGTTGTTCAACAATCTTTGTTGGTTGTTTTCTTATAAGTTGTCGTTTATCTATAATAGAATTTAAAGCTGTGTTAATGTCTCTTAATTTAGCTGGTACTCTTTTAACCTTACCTGTACGTACATCATAGGTGAATTCCCCATTTTCTATCCTATCTACAAACTGGTCTAAGGTTTTATCTAATATTTTAGTAAGTCTATTATCTAACTTCTCATAATCCTCTTCTTGAATCTCTTTTAGCTTATCTTTCCACCATTGTTGTTGTTGCCACTTCTTGACTGTTGTGAGAGGCACATTGGTTTGTTCTGATGTAAGAGTTGGTGATCTGGTAGCAACGAAGACAGCAATAGCTTCATTCTTCTTTTTGTCTGACCATAAACCACCTTCAGCTAATGAATTCTTTCTTGGGGCCTTAACGTATCTCCACGAACCCGGCATATTTTCTCCTAAATTTATACTTCTAAATAAAGTCGACATTATAACACACTTTTATCTCTGTGTCAAG